TCTTGAGATAAATTTAGATACGAGTTAAAGCGATCTATATTCGATTGATTGTCAATCGAAGGAACTATTGCTGTATAAAGTTGCTGCCTTGCCTCTCCTAAAGTCAATCTCATTAAAATAAATATTTAATTTTACCAAATGCCTGCTTTGCTCGTCTCTGTGCGCGTCCTACTTTTTCCATTTCTTGCTGCTGCCTTAAGAGATTCGTGAATCCTGACGACTTTGCTGTAATATCAGCTTCCCTTTCTGCAAGCGATCCACGCAAACCATACTCTGTCCCCATTTCTCCTCGCCTCAATCCAGACTCGACGCCAGCAAGTTGTCCTCGTAATCCGTATTCTTCTCCAACCTCTCCTCGCCTCAACCCTGACTCGACGCCAGCGAGTTGTCCTTGCAATCCGTATTCCGTTCCCATCTCGCGTTGACGAAGTTCTGATCCATATCCAGTTTCCCCCCTGCGAAGCGAGGATTGCAGTGCAGCTTCAGTCATTGACCTCCTCGATGCAGCATCAGCTAGACCCATTGATGCTTGTCCTAGTTGAGCGAAACTCGGGAAGCCTCCTCCACTTCCACCAAAATTCATTCCTCCAGATGGCTGCATTTGCTGACCGCCACCGCCAAACATTTTTTGATACGATTCAAGAATATTCATTGTATTATCTTTTGATGGTTGAATCTTAGGAGGCGTTATACTTGTTGGCAAATTAGATTGTTGATATGCAGCCATAATGTTTTATATTTATATATTATATTAATTTAATCAAGATTATTGTTCGCAGTCTTGAGTATCTGTCCATTCAAGACTATTATTCAATAGTTTTAAACCGCCAGAAGGTGCTTCAATAAAAGAAAGAGAACCGTCTACTACAGCAACAATATAGCTTCCACCTTTTGGCAAATTTATATATTCTCCTATCGCGCTTCTGCCGCCATAATTTCCTGCAATTGGTATTCCTTTTTCATTTTCAGAAAATGCCTGCTCTTTAACATCAAAATTTACTGGAAACCCATTGGTTTGATTGCTCATACTAAATCCTGCGTTATCTCTACGGTTATGGCTTCAACCTTTACAAACCCCCACTTGTAAAGCTCAATGTTTGATGAAAATAAATACTTTCCTACGGGGAATGTCGCTGCTTCTGAAAGGTTGCCATTTATCACTGCTTTTGTTGTTTCAAGAATAGCTGGTCTTATCCCGTATGTTGGCTCAAGTGTGCTTGGTCCGGTTGTTCCAAATGATTTTTCTTCAATAGTTATTTTGCCGTGCAGTGTTTCTGGAATGTTTATAGACCTTGCATTAACATCAACATCTATGGATGAACCACCGCCTGATCCACTTCCAAATCCGTTAATGCTTGCGTATGCGCTTTTTGAAGTATTAAATGTTTCAGATTTTCCTCCAGTAATTACAACAAGATTTTCTGTTCTTGATTGAATATACGGCCAGTTTTGATATATGCCGGACGGTTGAATATATGGCGGAAGTCCGTAGTTAATATAAAGTTCAACGGTTCCTGTTGCTTGTTTTGTTGGAATACTTCCGGCAAATCCAGAAACCCTGAATGTATTTGAATCAACGGGAATTGGTTGTCCTGAAAATGAATAACTGAAATTCCCGCCTTGATCTCCAGTAGCTGTTCCTGTGCAATAATTAACAATATTTGAAATATTATGTGGAGATGATGTTGTTACATAAATAAAACCACCATTAGCACTTACGCTCTGAATATTTCTTGTGTATTTAGTTTCCCTTTCACCGAATGATTCAAAATTATTTATTACATCTAAAATACTTTCTTCTTTTGCCCTGCCGTCAAGTGTCTCCATAAAGAAGATATGTTTATATGCCTTTAATGCTCCACTGAATCCTTTTTGAATATTAAAATAAATGTCGCCATTTATACCGTAAGAATTTTTAGATGAACCTGAAGCACTGAGACTATAACTTCCTACAGATGTATCAAAGTCATTACTAAAAGAACCTCCCGCGCCATAACTTTTCCCCCAATAAACAGTAACTCCTAAAAGTTTATCTGGAAGATTTACATCAACTGTTGTCGGCATCTTTATCCATTGCGATAATAGCGCATCTCTAACCCTATCTCTATCAATCGCCCTCTCTAAACTTTTCCAATGATCTAGCGGTTTATATGATTTATTCTGTAATTTGGTCCAGTCTGCTGCATCAAGATATGTTTCAGGCTTTACAATGGTTTCAGAAAAATAAACTCCAATTCCAAGTTGATCGTCATAATCAACACCGTAATTTAACGGCCAATTTGATACCTCAACTTTTTCTCTCTCGGCTTTCGCAGAATCGATAGGAGTAATTGTATCTGTTACTATCCTTAATCCCTGTTCTGCTGTGCTTGTTGGGAGCGATGGCTGCGTTCCTTTTGCAACAATTGATTTGGATACTTTTGCCTTTACTAATCCAACCGGAGAGTCAACCATCGAGTCCTCTTCAAGTAACGAGGGACCATTTGATGTCGTTGTTCTCTTTCTTGCCTTTGTTGCCGTATATTGCTCTACAGTTGAAGACAGGACTGAAATGGAAAGTGGGTCTGGGGTTGTTGTCGGAGAAACAATATCGTCAGTCGTTGTTGTATTGCCAAGTAGTCCACCCTTGTTTTCTTTGATCTGAAGCAAGGAATGGTCTTGAACTGTCGATGTAGTCTTGACACCCTTACCCATCTCTTCTTGCACTACCTGCGATCCAGTAACCAGCAAGCCGTCTGGATCAGGAGGCGTGAATGGAGGCACTGTTTGAACGATAACAGTCTCCAAGTCTCCTCGCTCGTTGTAGCGTTTAGTTGGAACTTGTGGGCCGGGAATCGTCTCGTAGACTCGCGTTACCGTAATGTATTTAGAATCTAGCTCGCCTTCATTCCTGACAGCTTCCTCATCAACCAGCAATGCGCCGGGGAATAGCGGGTCAGGTGTTCCGTCTAGCAGCGGAGCGTATGTCTCCCTCGGAACAATGTATGTTCTGATGTAAATCGGGTGTTCCTGCGATCCTGCGCTATACTTGATTGCGTAGTTGTAGCTGTCTTGGTTGACACGATCATTAACCCAGATACGCTTTACCCATTGCCCGTCTTCACTGGTAGGCTGCTGGAATACCAGCTTATGTTCTGGGAAGCTGCCTTGGTTCGGGGCGTGAGAAACATCTTTCCAAAGGACTCCGTATTCTAGCGGTTGGTAGTCTCCCTTCCACGAATTGACAACTTCCGAGATAACAACATCGTCAATTACTGGAGTTGGAAATGATTCGATCCCCTTTGCTGGCGCTGGGTTCATTGCGTTTGTTGTCTTAATCGGCTGCATAAATCGGGAACTATATTATTATCAATAGTGTTGTTCAACAATAATCTACTGTTTGCTATCTTCCGCGCTAACAGCTTCCCACTTTCCGAGCGGACATCTTTCTGTTGCCATGCGTAATTTAGCCCAAGTGCTGCATCCACATTTCTTGCATCTTCCAGATTTGTTAAATGATTCACTATCCCAAAATTCGCAATTGATACATATCCTTTTTCTAATATCAATCACATCATCTGGGGTTTTTTTCATTCCATCCAAAATCCAATTAACAGAAGACTTTGATAGCGATTTAACCATTTTAGCAATTGATGGTCTTTTTATTTTTTCCTGATTATATCTTGATAAAACTACATTATACAAATCCATGTCTTCTTTTTTATTTTTACCAAGCCTGCAATGCCAGTATCTAAATAAAAAATCATTTCTCGAATTAACAATTGCAAAACCACGACTTAACCATTTGTCCCTTTTTTTCGGTCTATCCTGCAATGTTAGAGCATATACTATTGGCCTTAAATTTTCTTCTGTTATCATATTAAACGAATAAACATTCTAGCGAAAATTCAAAAGAATCACAGCAATCATATCCAGAAAGAGAAAAGCTAAACTCAAGTGTTCCGCACACGCCTTCTGGTATTGATGCTGTTTTTTTGTCTTCTGATGGACTACAACCAATGCAATATGATGTTGAAACAGTAGTAGATGGAAATGAATAATCAGGTCCACTATTTTTTGTAAATGTAGCTGTTGTTGTCATTGACCACCCAAGAGAAGAACCGTCAACATTTGAGGCGATCATTGTTACAAGTGCTGGTCCTAGAATACTTACAGTCAATTTTTCAGTTGTCGGTGAACTTGTTGGGTATGATAATGATATGTTCTCGCATGAGCAGCCATCGCAACAACTGCAACTCGCCTTCCCATCCTTTAATACAACCTTACCATCCTGTAACGCAATAGTAGCCATTTAGTATTTCTCCGCGAGTTCTGTCAATTGGTCAACATTGTAATAAATCTTTCGCAAAAAGCAATCAGCCCTAGCAAGTGCAATGCAGATATGTTTGTCTGGAGCTTTTAGCGTTCTTCCGAAGATGTCAATCTTCCACCCATGTTTTGTCGAAGGATTATCCGAAATGACCGTCATTCCGTCAAATCGCACCTTCAGTATTCCATCGTGGCAGAATGTTGTATTCGGTCTGTCGTAGATGCAGTCGAAGGCATACAGGCAAGTCTCGACAATAGACTCCTTGTGTATTCCGTTTGCAATGGCGTTAGGCGAGCTTTGATTGCCGATGAATAGGTCAGCACCCGCGATAGCAGTTGCGACATCATACAGGTCGATTGTGGGCAAATATTCGATATTCCCGAATAGCGAACAGAAGTCTTGATGTTCCTCCGGTAGTCCGACGAATACCATCTTGTGACCTAGCTCGCTAGTTAGCCTGTTCCAAGGAAAGAACTCTCCGTGCCACCTAGCTCCACGGCTTACGACGATCTTGCCTTTCGTTGCAGGATTCTTCTCGTCAATCTGCATCCACGGCTTGGATAGGTCGATCTTAACTCCCATCCATCTTGCTACTCGATTGGCGATATTGTCCCCGTAGATCATTCCTCCGTTGCGGTAGGTGGATAGATCGAAGTCGATATTTTCGTCTTTATGCTTCTTTACCTCGCTGCCCTGCGATTCGATGAGTCTCTTGAATGCGTCAATACGATGCACGATTGGCTTTGTCCACGGACGATCATCGACATAAAGGTTCGTTACACCTAATGCCTTCATCGTAGGAATGGAGTAGATAATATCTCCGATGCAACCGGAATGAAATGCGTTCACCGAGTTATTGTTGAACAATACTGACGGAAATTCAAGGTAGTTTTTCCGTCAAACCACTTGACGCTTGTTGAAAATAGTGTATTGTATTTTCATCTTTCTTGAATGCTTACCACTTCAAGTGACCAGTTTTTTCACCCGCCCGAAAATCCCCGTCTTGATAGGTAAGTATCAAGGCGGGTTTTTCGTTTCGCATGAAGTCCCACGACAGTTCCCGAATCGAGCCTAAAGATGCTATATCGGTGAGCGACATAAGACCGAGACAGCAGAGACGAACCTACTGGCTTACTCTCTGAGTTTACGCACAGACTGGACTTGATGAAGCCATGCCACCCAGTCGCAGGCTATGGAGCCTGTAATACACGCCGTAGCGATACGGGCGAAGATGCTGTTGAGGGTATATGTTGAGTGTTGGTGCGGCCCGATAAAAACAACAGTGTAAATGCTGATAGTGCCATACTGCCGATTCCTATATGGGAGGTTAGAATGTCAAGGGATGCTCTTCCTCAAAACAATTGGGCGAAGTGCATCCTGAAGCCGCCAGCCTTAAGCCTGCTGGGAGAATAGAATCACGAGAACAACGATATGAACTGGAACGAATATGCGTTAAGCATCGCTGAAGTAGTAGCGCGGAAGTCTAAAGACCCGTGGAAGAAAGTTGGCTGCGTATTGCTGCGACACGACAACTCAGTTGCCTCGGTAGGCTACAACGGCTTTCCTCCTCACGCAGAAGAAGACTGGTCAGACCGAGATGAACGCAGGAAGTTTGTTATACACGCAGAACAGAATGCGCTTCGGTATGTCAGGCCAAACGAATGCAGACTACTCGCCTGCACATTGCTTCCTTGCGGGAACTGCCTAAGAATGATTTCAGCTTACGGTATAACTGAAGTTGTGTATCGAGAGCATTATGCTCACGACGATACTGCGATTGAAATAGCTGACAGGTTTGGGATAAACCTGATTACAGCTTAGTCCCTACAATCTTTCTGAATGAAGACCTGAACGCATCAGATCGTTTTTGCGCTTCCGCCTTCATGGAACCCGCTGGCTTAAACTTCTTCCTAAATTCACCAGTTCTCTGAAAAGCCTCTGCAGCCATTGAAGGACTCTCTTCTGAGTATTCTACTGGAGTAGGTTTAGGACTTGTAGCTGGACTAGGCATTGGACGCACAGAAGGACGCTGACGCTCTTCCTCTGGCTCATATTCGTAACGGCGATTACGCAATTCTTCCTGACCTCTTTTGGCGCGGCGTTCGTTAATGCGCTCCATCTGACGAGGACTCCAGCCGTAATTTCCGTATTTAGCCATATCAGTAATTGAGCTTGCCGAGTTGCTTTGCCTTTACCTTGCCAGTCTCGCGGTTCTTCGTGAAACCCTTGCGGGCCTTCTGCTGTTCTTTACCGATCTTCTTGCCGTCTTTCGGCTGATCGTAGAATGCTTTGAGGGAGTTGTATTCTTTCATTACGCTCTCATTTTTGAAACAAAGTCGCGGTATCTAGGGGCAAACATTTGTTTCCCTTCTTTATTTGTAATAAGAGAACCCGGACGGTATCCCTCAGCTGTAAATCCACCAACCCCTTCCAAAAGTCGTGCTGGTTTATTAAGAGCTTCTTCTTTTTCTTTTTCGCTCATTGATTTCGAGGCGTTTGGGTCCATTGCTCTAAGCCGATTTCTCTCAGCTTGTTTCATAGCCATTTGCTGACCGTAAACCTGTTGCGCTCTATGCGAACCCAATGCTTGTTCCATGTTGTATTTCATATTGAAAATATTTCTAATAGAAATACTATATGCTATTTAATGAGTAAAGACAAATTGTTTGCTTACTACCTATCCAAGAACCCTGCGCTACGGGAGCAACTGGAAAACGGAAAGGTGACGCTTACCGCTTCAGGGTTCAGGAAGTTCTTCAACACAACCTACGACGAGGGCTACAAACAGGGATTCAATCAAGAGTCGGATGTCGAGGAGGACGATTACATTCCACCACCCAGCAATTCTAGTTCAATAGATGAACTACTAAATCTTTTCGGAATGCGAAAATAGTATTGACGGGCTAGTGTTCCTGCATAAAATCGACGCTGCCTATGAAGCGTGAACTACCGCATGATATAAATGCGGAGCAAGGATTCCTTTGCTCTGCAATGAACAGCAACAAGATCATCTCTAAAACAGTTGATCGCGTGAACAAGGACCACTTCCACTTCGACGCCAACAAGCACATTTGGCAGACGATGGTGGATATGTGGTATGACAAGAAAGCCATCGACCTTCTAACGCTAACCTGCGAGTTGCGGAATAAGGGTCTGCTGGAAGAAGCAGGTGGAGAGCAGGGGATCACCGAGATATACACGGTTGTTCCTACATCCGCCAACTGGGATGTCTATCTCCAGACTATGGAAGATGTGATGATCCGCAGAAGGATTCTTATAACCTGCAAGCAGATTTTCGTGGATGCGTTCGACAGGACGATTGATCCAGAAACTCTGCAAGAAACAGCCAGCAAAGAGATCACCGGAATGGTATCCACCAAGACCGATGTTCGCGTTGCTAAAGATGTCCTCACATCCTGCGTGAATCGGTGGGAGGATGCCGCTAGAACGAACGGAGAGATCAACCGAGGGCATCCATCAGGCATAAGCAAGTGGGACAAGGCTACACGGGCTTTTAGGCCCAAGACGCTGCATGTAATAGCTGGTGCTGCAAAGGCAGGCAAGACAACCTCTGCGTTACAGATGGTGACGAATCCTGTCATTCAAAGCAATGTTCCTGTAGCTATCATTTCGATGGAGATGTCCGCTGAGGAGATCATGGACAAGCACATCGCCTGCATCTCAAACATAGCTCTCTCAGACCTGCTAGACGGCAAGCTACGCAAAGAGGATCACATGAGACTTTCAAAAGCTATATCTGAGACGATGAATCGCCCGATCCATATCGTTGACGAGGCTTGCATGAATGTGAATCAATTCCGCGCTAGGTGCAGGAGGCTAGTCGCCGAGCATAAGGTCGAGATTATTATGGTGGACTATGCCCAGCTAATGGAAGGCAGCGATCCCAAGAACCGCGAGCGTGAGGTCGCAGAGGTATCCAGAACTGCGAAGATCGTCGCAAAGGAACTGAATGTCTGCATCGTCCTTCTCGCGCAGCTAAACGAGCAGGGAGCCGTCCGTGAATCGAGGACATTCTACATGGACTGCGATTCCTTCACGCGAATCATTCAAGATGAAGAATCGAAGAATCCAGAAGATTACTTGATGCAGATTACGCACAACAGGCATGGCGCAGCGATTTCCATACCGATGAAGTTTATCAAGCATCAAGCGAGATTTGAGCAGAGAATTGTTCAACAATAAAATTTACTGATCGGTAATAATTGTCAGAAATATCAAAATAAGGCTGGCGATATTACCGAGAAGGAATACAATAACAATCCTATGAAACTAAAGAACGCAGAAGACAGGGCTGCTCGCATTCAAAGCGTGAAGTCGCAAACCACCGGAGCGGGGAAGGGTGACAGACCTCGCCCTATTACGAAGAAGTATTGGGATAACTACGACCAAATAGATTGGAAAAAGAAATGAGATTTCATATACTTGGCTTGCCGCATACCGTTAGTAGCAAGGTATTTAACGCTTGCGCCTACACGCAGAAGGTGGTGAAGTTCGGTAAGATGATGACCGAGCGAGGGCATACAGTCATCCACTACGGACACGAAGATAGCGACCTGCCATGCACGGAGCATGTATCGGTCCTCACGAATGACGACTTCATGCGAGTGTATGGAACGCACGACTGGCGCAGTAAGTTCTTTACATACAATACACAGGATGATGCGTATCAAACATTCTACAAGAACGCTATCCGCGAGATCGGTAAGCGTAAGCAGAAGAACGACTTCCTGCTACCGTTCTGGGGTAGTGGAGTAAGGCCGATATGCGATGCTCATCCTGATATGATCGTCGTAGAGCCGGGTATAGGATACGCAGGCGGACACTGGGCTAGGTGGAAAGTATTTGAGTCTTATGCAATCTATCACGCCTTCTGCGGGTTGCAGAATGTAGGCCAATGCCGCCAAGACTGGTATGATGTAGTTATTCCTAACTATTTCGATCCAGAAGACTTTACCTACTCCGCAGACAAAGAGGATTACTTCCTGTATATGGGGCGAGTCTATAACGGCAAGGGAGTTAATGTCGCTATCCAAGCTACTGAAATTGCTGGCGTTAAGCTAATTATCGCAGGGCAGAAGGAAGAAGGCTACAAGCTGCCAGATCATGTTGAGTATATCGGATACGCAGATGTCGAGACACGCAAGCGTCTTATGTCAAAAGCTAAGGCTAGTTTCCTGCCGAGTATGTATGTTGAGCCGTTCGGAGGAGTGCAGATCGAGAACCTTCTATCTGGAACACCAACAATAACGACTGACTGGGGCAGCTTCGCGGAGAACAATCTGCACGGTAAGACTGGCTACCGCTGCCGGACTATGGGAGACTTCGTAGATGCGATCAAGAATATTGACCAGATCAAGCCTGCCAACTGCCGCAAGTTCGGAGAGAACTTCACGCTAGAGAAGGTAGCCCCGATGTATGAGAAGTATTTCGAGGATGTGCTTGATGTGTATACAGGCAAAGGCTGGTATGCAGAAGGCAACGGACTAGACGCAATGAAGCGTGATTATGTTTAACAATAATATGGAAGCACAATTCAAGGTTGGTGATGAAGTATCGAAAGTCGGAGGAGACTACCGATTCGACGGGATCGTAAGAGCAGTCTTTACGAA